ACCGAGAAAGGTTACAATCGAATAGGAGATGAAGTGAAAAAATTTCTAAAGGAAACAGGGCCTTTTGCGCTCTGTGTAGTAGTTTTTGTAGTAATGGCAGCAATGCCAAACGCAGAAATAGAAGAAGTAGATCTCGGACCATATATTGAACATCCCGTAGAGGATGCAATGTATGGACAGGATCAAATCCAAAGAGATCTAAATAGAAAGTTGGGCTTACTATAAGCCGTAGCGGGGTTCGAGAGAGCCCCGTTTTTAGGGAAACTAAATGAACAGAGAAAGTGTATTTGAGCAGTTAAAAATTGATGAAGGCGTAGTATACGAAGTATATCTTGACCATCTTGGATATCCCACATTTGGTGTCGGGCATCTAGTTGTAAAAGGAGATCTCGAGTACGGAGCTGAAGTAGGAACTCCTGTGCCAGAAGAACGAGTTGCAGAATGTTTTGATAAAGATCTTGATATTGCAATCGACGAATGCTATCAGCTATATGGTCCAGGTACGTTTAATAACTTTCCTGGAGAAGTACAAGAGATACTAGTAAATATGATGTTTAACATGGGACGACCACGACTAAGTAAGTTTAAAAACTTTAATACTGCACTGATCGATCAAGAGTGGGTAAAAGCATCAGAAGAAATGGTAGACAGTTTATGGTATCGACAGGTAGGCGCAAGAGCTGAAAGGCTTGTTGAGCGAATGAAAAATGTCTAAGTTTTTAATAGTACTCTTACTAGGCGGATCAGGCTTATTCTACTCGTACTATAATGATACTCAAGCAAGACTTGCAGAACTTGTAGAGAACAATGCAAAACTTGAAATTGCAGTACAAACAAGTGAAGCTGCTTTGAAAACTGTACAAGAAGACTTGAAGAGAGCGAACGAAGAAACACAAAAAGTAAATGCAGAGTTCTCAAAGATTCGCGCACAAAATAATGTACTTGCAAGCAAGCTCGGAAAACACGATCTCGGAGTACTTGGAGCGGCAAAACCTGCGCTCGTAGAAAAGATTATTAATAAAGCCTCAGCAAAAGCAGGAAGATGTTTTGAGCTGCTTTCAGGCGCAGAGCTAACAGAGGAAGAAAAGAATGCAACAAGTGACCAGGCTTTTAATAGCGAGTGCCCTTGGCTTTGGACTGGCAGGGTGCAGTCTGTTGAGCCCTCCGCTACAAAAAATTGAAATATCAACTATACCAGTTGAGAAACCAAAACTAGTATTACCAGAAGCAGACCAGCTTTTTCTACGACCACTAGACTGGGTGCTAATTACGCCCGAGAATGTGGAGGAAGCATTCGAATCTATTCAAGGACGAGGACGTCCAGTACTGCTGTTTGGAGTAACGGACAAAGGATATGAAAATTTAGCATTAAATCTTTCAGATCTTCGAGCGTACTTGCAGCAGCAAAAAGCGATTATTGCCGCGTATGAAAACTACTATGAGAAAAGTAACCAAGCAATTGAAGAAGCAAACCGTAGACTGGATAAAGCAGAAGACGATGCAAATAAAGAACCTCCAAAGCGAGAAGTTAAGCCTTGGGAGTTTTGGAAAAATGATTAAGTGGGCGCAAAACTTTTTTCATACGGAGTACGAAGTTACTCTGTGGCATACTACTTCTCCAGAGTCAAAAGCAATATTTAAGCTAACAAAAATACTAAAGAAATCAAATACAAGAATAGAAGGTTTAGACCTCAATAAAAAACCCTTCGAGTTTTCAAGCTCGGAACCATTTAACTACCAGATAAGGAAGATACATTAATGATTCATTGTGCAAAAAGTGAATACGGTATGTACTCGTGCGAAGACCGCTGGAGTAGTGTACCGAAATACATACCTACTATAGTATTTAAAACAAGAGTACGAGATGAAAATATTGGGGGAGATAACCCCTACAAATGGCAAGATGTTAGTACCTGGGAATTATTTGCAGGAAAGAAAGTATTATTATTCTCCCTGCCGGGCGCTTTCACGCCAACTTGTTCTACCTACCAGCTCCCAAACTTCGAGAAGCTCGCTCCAGACTTCTACGCAAAAGGCTTTGATGAAATTTACTGTATATCTGTAAATGATGCGTTTGTAATGAATAGATGGGCAAAAGAAAATAATTTAGAGTATGTTCGTGTAATTCCAGACGGTTCTGGTGAATTTACTCGAAAAATGGAAATGGGGGTTCAAAAAGACAATCTTGGCTTTGGCGAGCGTTCATGGAGATATGCCTGTGTAGTTGAAAACGGAGCAATTACTGATTGGTTTATTGAAGAAGGAAAAGAAGACAATTGCGCGGACGATCCTTATCTTTTCACAAACCCAGAATATATTTTATCGCGAGTATAAGGAAATATCCTAATGACAGAACCTTTCTACCCTGACCAGCTTTTCTTTTTAAGTGAAGAGTCTGAAGAAAAATTAAAAAATGTACACCCCGATCTTGCTGAGTGTGTTCGCCATGCCATAGGTATGTCCGATATTCAGATAGAAGTTAATGAAGGAAAACGAAGCAAAGATACACATTCAGAGCTTTTTAGTAAAGGAGCTACACAAAATCCAGCAACTTCTGCTCACTTTTATGGCTATGCCGTAGATTTATATCTTAAAATCGGAGACAGAATTATTTTTGAGGCAGAGGCATACGATGATCTGGCTGAGTGCATGAAGTATGCCGCACAGAGACTTAACTTAAAAATTCGTTGGGGTGGAGCATGGCATTTAGATAATTTTACAGACTATGTAGGATTTATTGAGGATTTAACTAACGAATACATTGATCTTCGAAGGGATGCAGGCAGTCGCCCAGTTTTAGACCTACAGCACTTTGAGCTAGTAGTGGAATAATATGTGGAGGCTATGGGCAAAAGCCCTTGGAGAAAAAGCCTCCCCAGTAAAAAAGGAAGCGGACAAAATAGCTATTATTCGAACAGCAATTGTTCTAGTGAACTTTATAACCTGCTTTTTTATTATGGCGAATGTTATACATAACTGGTAAATAGTTCTTGACATTCATAGCTATTTTTTGGTATAATATGTGTATATTAATCAGAGATAGCTATGAATTTATTTTTCTTAGACAATGACCTAGACAAGTGCGCGGAGTATCATGTTGATAAACATGTCAACAAGATGCAACTCGAAGCAGCACAACTTATCTGTACAAATCTCTGGATAGATGCTCTATTCGGGTTTGTACCTCGTATGATTACAAAAGAAGAAAATGCAGTTCTGCAAACAGAGAGAAAGAAGTGGAAAGATGTTCCAATGGAAGACCGTCCAGTTCCTTACCTTCCTACAATGCAGAATCACCCTTCTTGTGTATGGGTACGTTCCTCACTTGAAAACTTTTACTGGACAAACTGCTATGCGTTTGCACTCGCGAACGAGGCACACTATCGCTATGGTACATGGCACAAAAGTTTTCATATGCTGTGTAATCTTCCAGAACCAAAGAATATGGAAGATCACGGCTTTACACCATTTGCACTAGCAATGACAGAAGAATTAAAAGACCCCTCCGACCCAATTCAAGCATATCGTAATTTCTATATGCTTGATAAAGCAGTGTTTTCTTCTTGGAAGCATCGCGAGAAGCCTTGGTGGTGGGACGAAGAATTAGCAGACTATGAACAAAGGATTAGTGGAAGATGAGCAGAGTTAATTTTATTGGAATGACAACACCGAGTGCTTATACTGGGTGTAATACAGCAGAAGAGTTAGTAGCATATGCAGCTCGTGTAAGTAATCCAGAAAATCAGAACAATGTAGAAACAGCTTCAAAGTTACTGCGGTACTTAATTAAAAATGCACACTGGAGCCCCTTTGAGGTAGTAAGTATTACAATGGAGATTGTTACTACTCGTGACATCTCAAGACAGATACTTCGTCATCGCTCTTTCTCCTTTCAGGAGTTTAGTCAGCGGTATGCAAAGTCGTCTCACTTTCTCGGAAGAGAGGCTCGACTACAAGACCCAAAGAATCGACAGAATAGTATTGAGTTAGATTTAGGTGATTACGGAAAAGGCGGAGAAGCTCAAGATAGTACACATCAAACGCGTCTCGCAGAGACCTGGCACATAAAACAACACGAAGTAATAAATAAGTCTCGTGATGTTTATGAATGGGCACTGGCAAATGGAATCGCAAAAGAACAAGCAAGAGCAGTCCTTCCAGAAGGAAATACAGAAACAACGCTCTACATGGCTGGCACTCTTCGGAGCTGGATTCACTACTGCGAGCTTCGTAGAGAGAATGGTACGCAAAAAGAGCATATGGTTATTGCTGATAAGTGCTGGAGTATTATTGCTCAGCATTT